TACGCCGAACCAGCGTGCCAGGTCTGCGCTTCATCGGCGTAGTGGGCGTAGACATCGCCATTCTGGAGCACGCTGTAATGCCAACTCGCGCGGCGGCTCAGCTTGTCCAACTCACCCATCGCCGCGCCGAATGATCCCACCATCGAATGACAGACCACGCCCTGGATCGTGTTCACGCCGCCGTTGACTTTCGACTGCGGCCCCGGTCTCCAGATGCTTTGCGGATAACTGCTCATCGATCGTCCTATCAGATGCTCCAGCGCCGCGCTGCGATCAAGCGGAAGCACATCAGCAGCACGACTCCGGCTGATTGTCCAGCGGCTTCGGTTGCAACGCCTCAAGCGCCTGTGTAACACCGAGACTCAATGTCTGCTTCTCGCTGCATTTGTGGCACGTCATCCGCATGGCCTTCAACGCATCGACGAGGGCGTTGAACTTCGCGACGAGCGCCACAACCTCGTCGGAATCCATGAGCGTGACGGATAAGCTCATTTCATTAGATGGCATCAGTCCTCCGCCAGCAGCGCATCGATCTCGTCGTCGGTGAGCTTCGCGTACTTCCCGTGCTCACCCTTCGGCCACGGTTGGTTGAACTTCTCATAGCGTGCCAGCGCCAACGCGATCGCTCTGCCCGCGCCCTCGGTCTCTCGCTGCTCCTTGTGCGTCTTCGGTTCCATCACGGCCCCCAGCAGCCCACCGAACCGATCCACGGCCAGTACTGTGAACGCTGCCACTTCTCGTGCGCGCGTTCGATGTTGTAGGCGAGGTCGAGCTCTTCCGGCTCTCCATGGATTTGAAAGAGACCGTAGTTGCGGAGCCCGTCGTAGTCCGGTGCACTCACAGCGTCCGGGTCCCCGCCGCTTTCGCAGTCGATGATGCGCAGCATTAGTTCTGGTGACCAGTCGGAGAAGTGTCCAACGATCCATTCCCAACGCCGATCATCAGCCGACACGCCATCTGATGCTGGTGGTGGTTTTCGTAAGCGAGCCCCATTCGCCACAGCGTTGAGCATGTACACGTTATCCGTGTATGGACGGCTGAGTACGCTGCCGACGGCCCAGAGTGCGGCGGGATCGGCTTGATCAGCCAGTTCGCGAGCTTCAGGAGTTGCAGCGCGCACCACACGCGCACCATTTTGCGGATCACCCACACTCCTCCGCGGGGTTGTCGTCCCGCAACCGACACCGAGCAGTGCGACTGATATCACCAGTCCGCAGCCGACTGCCCTTTTCCACCTTACGCGCGCCTCTCAGTCAGACTCATCGATACTCTCCTATTCGGGCATCATCACGGCGCACCCGGCGGCAGTACGACCGGCCCGGCGCTGGGAAGCGTCGGCGTCTCGGGGTCGCCGATCTGCCTGATCGCTACGATGACGAGATTGATCACCGCGAACAGCAGCGTCGCCTGCACCGTCGGGTCGGTGAGGTCGCCGGCGTTCTGGACGAGCACCACCGCCGAGCCAACAGCACTGGCGATCACCAGCGCGACGCGGTAAAGCCGTGTTTTCATCTCATCCTCCTTTCAGTCCGATCATCAGCAGCGCGGCCGTCTGCCCCAGCAGGGCAAGTATTCCGGCCGCGCCCACCCACTTTCCGACGCTCCATGCTGTCCACATCTCATTGATCTGTTCGATCAACCGTGCCGACGCCGCATGGTCAATGCCGGAATGAGGGACAGTGTTGTGCGCGGCCAGTTCCTGATCATGCAGCCGCACCTTCCCGTTGATCTCCTTGGCGACCGTCTCGATCCGCGTGTCACGCTCCACCGAAGCGATGTTGTGCGCCTCGACAGTCAGCCGCAGCCCGACCACTTCGGCACGGAGCGCGATTAGCAGATCGTGATCGACATCGTTCATCAGTCCGCGTCCGCCGCGTCCCTCGCGCCCTCGATCAGCCGCTCCGCACGCCGCAGCGGCGCGAAGACCTCATCGAGCTTCGCCAGCGTCTCGTCCGCCGCCACTGCCCCCGTACCGTTCGCGGCGAGCTGCTGCGTCTGCTGCAGGACGGCGATCGCCTGCGAGAGTTGGCCATTGATCCCGCTGATGTTCGGCAGTGTCATGCTGATTCTCCCTGAAAACGAAAAGAGGACGGCGCCACCAGTGCCCGGTTTCCCGGACGGCGGTGGCGCCGCCTCAATGCCGTATGTCCGTGCCGCGCTGCGCGGCGGGTTAGCTGCTCTTCTTGAACGTCTCCGTGAAGAATGCCTCTACGCCCGCCGCCGTTAGTTCCAATGCCTGCTCTCCGGTCAATCCCTCACTCCGCAACTGACGATAGAACGCCGCGAATGAGGTCGCTATCGTGGCGAATGCAGCAGCCGATTGGTCACTCGGCCCGACGAGTTTGCCGATCTCATCCTCGATGCTCATCTCGCCACCAGTGTACCCCGCCGGTCAAGCGCCGTCGCGGGCTCCAGATAGACGATCTCGCGGCAGGTGCTCCGCTGGTGTACCCAGAGCGTCACCGGCACCAGCCGCCCGCGGCCGTGGTGCGCCTTCCGCCGCATCCGCCGGAACTCGGCATCGGGCCGGGGGCCGCAGATCGGGCAGCGCATCATCGGACACCCGCCCGCTCGCGTTCGTTGCGGATGACGCGAAATCCGGCGCGCTGGTACTCCTCCAGCACCGTCCCGCGCGTGGCCCGCCGCAGGTGGTCGGCCTGGTAGCGCATCACTGGCCCCTTGCCGCCTCCCACCTGCACCGGCACATCCGTCGAAGGCGCCACGATGGTGTCCTTCCCCCAAAGCGTCTCGAGATGGATCGTGCTGATGCGCCAATCCTCCGTATTGGGGCTGTCGGGCATCGATATGCCCGTCTCGATGTGCTCGAGTTCGGTGGTGGTGATGTTGACGCCGACGGTCGCACCCTCCCAGAAGTAGCGGCGGTTCGGGCCGTAGGCCGTGTTGGCAGCGTAGTGAGGTATTTGGTCGTTCGGCGCGGCTCCGTCATTGGCGCTGAACGTCCGCGAGATTCCGTTGAACCAGAAGCGCGGGTACTTGTTATTGTCGTACTTCGGCGCGGCGGCGTCGGTGCGGTGCCAGATCGTCTGCCCCCAGCCCAGCGGCTGATTATAATTCGCGGGCCGCGCGGGGTTGTCCATGAGGAAGACACTGTGCTTGCTCCCCGTACCTGGGCTCGTGCCCTTGATGTAGTCAACGTCCCCTGCACCTGCGCCGTTCTGGGGATTTTCGTCGATCGCCTGGAACTGGAACGTGTCGCCGCCGGTATTGATCGTCGTGAACTGCGTCTCGGTGCCGTTCGCGACGGGCTTCGCCCACATCACGACCGCGGCAATCTCCGCCGTGATGTCCTTCCAGCTATGGATGTGCGCATAGTGCGCGCTGGCGTCCACTGCTGTATCCGTACGCGCTCCCATATACCACGTGACGATCGTGGCGCTGTTGTTGGCCTTCGTCGCCGCGGCGTCCGCTATGCCGTCGACGTAGACCGTCAAGGTCATGTTATTGGTACCGGTCGCGAGCGGGATATCGACCCACAGCCTGTACCATGTCGCGTTGGAAAGGACGATCGTCCCCGTCGAGCCGATGTCGCTGCCACGGCCTTCCAGCACTCCGATCGCTGTCGCCGCCCATTGCAACTGGCCGGCGTTTCCACCCGAGCGGATGCGCACGAGGTTGACGTGAAACGGACCGCCAGCACCGCCGACCATTTCAAGATGACAGATTTGGAAATCCTCAGTAGTCGGTTGGGCGTCGGGTCGCCAGTAGAATCCGAAACCGATGCGCCGCGTGAAGTCGAGCTTTTCATCGGCGATCGTGAAATTGACGAAAACGCTATGGGCCTGATTCTCATCGATCTTGATGCTCTGTAACCCCGTGAGTGGCGGCGCGAGTCCGGCATCGATGGAGACGCCGGTCAGTGCAGTCCAATTGTAGAGGTCTTTCGACAACCCGCCGCCAGCGACATAGACAAGCGCTGGCATCAGAGTGTGTACAGGTTCGCGCGCGACGCGGCGTCGAGCGCGGCCTTGATGGCAAGTAGGTCGAACGTGTACGTGACGATGTCATTGCCGACCGCATCCTGCGCCACGACGACGCGCGACGTAAACGGCAGCGTGTTGATGTACTGATCGACCGGACTTCCCGCGACGATGGTCTTCGCCACAGCGGACGGGTGGCCCGTGGCGGAACGATCATCAAGAAGCCGCCGCAAGAGTTCGTCCGCGATGCGGATGCGGGCTCCCCGTTGCGTCTGCGGGATCAGCGCTGGGTCGATCGCCAGCAGGTCGATGCTCGCCGCCCGCGTCGCCGTCCGCCGGCGGATCTTGGCGAAGGCGACGATGCGCGGGCTGTTGATGCCGCGCTCCGGCCACGTCGCCTCCACGAGCACGAGGTGAAACTGCGGGTCGAGCACGTAGGCGCGGGCGCCGTTCACGTCCCACCCCGTGCCCGCGAGCTTCGCGCCCGCAACACAGGCATCAAGGTCGGCATCGGACGTGGTGGCCGCGCGGCGGGTCACGGTCAGTGCCATCAGTACCGCTCCGCTTTCCGCATCTCGTAAGCCTGCTCTAGCAACTCACGCAGCACCTTGCCCTCGACGGCACGCGCAATCAGCAGGTGATCCGGGAGCTTCGGCAGCGCGCTCGGCTTCTGTGGGTTGTTCATGCAATCACCTCCGCCGTTACAGGATGCTGCTTGCGCTCCGGGTCGTATGAGATGCCCGTGATCCTAACGATGGGCTCGCGCGGCAGACCGAGATCGGTATCGAGCATTCTCACGGTGACGATATCACCGATATCGAAGAGACGCATATCGACGATCTGCACGCCCTTCTCGTCGTACTCCACGACCGTAAAGGCGATCTGCTCTGTCGCGAAGCCGGGCGCGTCATGGAAACGCTGCGCGCCCCGCCGAAGCGCCAACTCGTCCGTCACCTGCTGCTCGACGAGCACGCGCGTGCCGCCGAGCCGGTGACGGCGCGAGACCTGGGCGGCTCTCATGTCCACGTCGGGCGCCCGCCCCGTCTTACTGGCACCGACCACTCGGCGTCCCGCGAGGTTGCCGCTACCGCCAATGACGACGGACGCGTCGATGCCCGCCTCGTAATCGATGACGTATTCGATGTCCGTGACGTGCCGCGATTCCTCGAAGACGACCGTATCGCGGCGGTCGAGGCCGATGCTATCCTGCCAGAGCAGCGACGTAACCACCTCGTCGGCCGTGATGCTGTAGCCGAAGCCCCATTCCCAGCCGGAAGCATCCACCATCTGTCGCAGGAAGTCATGTCCATACTGCGCGCGATAGGCATAGTCCGTCGCTGGGCCTTGCTGCACCTGCCCGAGCTGCACGTAGAGCGGCGGTTCGCCGCGCGTCTCCATGTCGCGCACCGTGTTCGTGATGATCGCCCCGGTTGAACCACTCACGGTGCCGCTGATCTTCGTGCGCGCCTTGCGGAATCGCGCCATATGGTCGGCCAGCTCGAACGTCACCAGCGAGTCCGATTTTCGCGCGCTATAGCGACGCAGGAAGCCCACCCACGGGTGGGCCTTGTCGGAGCGCTCGATCGTGTACATTGGCGGCCGCTCGGGGTGGAACTCCTGCGCAAACAGCAGCAGGTTCGGGTCTGAGCGGGGCAGCCGGAACGTCGCCCGCTGCTCCTGCATCAGCAGCCGGGCGTAACTCACCTGCGCAGCCCGGAACTCCAGCACCGTCTCATGCGGCGGCTCCGGCCGGCGTAACTTCATCGTCACGGTGTCCATGTCGCCGGGCAGCGTGTAGTAGACCGTGATCGTGATCACGTCAATCTGCGCCGTGGAGGCGGCGGACGTGACGTGTCGCGCGGAATAGGCGACGCCGAAGGTCGCGCCGTTGATGATCGCCGGCGTCAGTGCGGCGCCCCACGCGTCGGTCGGGCCACCATACGTGAGCACTTCATCCGTTGCGGCGTAGACGGCGGGCGAGTTCTTGCCGTTCGCCTGCGGCTGGATGACACCGCCCAGCACGAGCACCACACCGAGCCCGGCGATGTTGTCCTGCCAGTTCGAGCCCGCGACGGTCTGACTGCGTTCGATGCGGATCTCTACGCCGTCAATCCGCGCGTGCGCCGGGATGGTGAAGCCGTAGCCGGTGAGCTTCAGGTAGTGCGTGTTCTGCGTCGTGGAACTGTTCGCGTTGGCGTAGACGTTATCGGAGAGCAGCGCGTTGTTCGGCGCCGTCCAGGCGAGCGTTCCGGTCGATGCATCGTCTGCGGCGACGGTGGGGAGATTCGGGCCGACCTTGACGGACATGTCAGACTTTTTGTCCTCTGAACGTGGTTGTCAGGTCGGTGCTCACCATCGTACGTTCGGTGTAGGCCATCGCGTTGCCGGCGGGTGCATCGAGTGCGTTCAGCAGCCCGATCCACTGCACCGGGTCGGATGGCTCGATCGCACGCGGACAGGGCAGCGAGACGCCGCCCTCGGTGTAGACGACGGTGTGGTTCTCGCAGTCGATCTCCAGCGTCGAGCCGGTCGTCATCCACTTGTCGATGTCGATGAACTCGCCGGTCGTGTTATTCCGAATCTGACCGGTGCAGTGATAGAGGCCGTTCGTGAAGCCTGCGACGCGATGCACGAGCGGCGGCAGCGCAACGGCGGCGTTAGTGCTGAAGATCAGGATCGTCTTGTCGAAGGAGGCCACGATAGTGGTACGGAAACCGGCTAGTGTCGCATCGTTGTTGATGCGCATCGGCATCTCGGGCTGGATCGGCGCGTTGTATTCCGCGTCATATGCCGAGCAGATCTGGTGGGCCTTCTCTTGCGCCGCCCCAATGACCCATGCGCCAGCCGTGTACGTGCCGCCCTGACGGTCGAGCTGAAGCGCCATAGCCGCGGTGCCGACGCCCAGCCAACGCACAGTCTGCGAAGCACCAGTGATCCGCGCTAGGACGATCCAATACGTGCCCGCCGCCAGATAGATTTGGCCCGTCCGGAGGAGTTGAAAAACGGCCGGTGTTGTGCTCGTAACGGTGTTCGTCTTGAAATCGACGAGCGAAGCGGAGGTCGCAGTGGCGGGCTTATTGCCATCATCCGTATAGAGCCCGCCGCCAATGTCCTGCGATCCCGCGGCGTTCAACGCGAGCTTCACCAAGATTGATTCGATCAACGTCGCCTGGTTCAGTACGAACTTGACGCAGACATTGCCGTTTTGAGGTGTCGCGCCGATCGCGTTGTCGATGATCGTGTACAGCGTCACGTCGGTAGCGTAGAGTCCCGTGACGGCGTTCATCCGGCCCTTGAGCTTCACCGCGAAGGCTTCCGCCGCGAGCACGGCGGGCAGGTTACGATTCGCGGCGGCCGCCCCCGTCTGCAATTGGTCTTGCAGTTTCGGCGTGCCGTTGATGTCTCGCGTCCAGAGCTCGGGGTTAAGAACCTCAGCGGGCGACGTCCATGTGTTCTGAATCGCCGTCGCGTCGGACTTTTTGATGCCCTGCGGGAAGTACTGCTCGACGTAGTTGTAGGGCGGCGACCCATCGCCAGGCACATCGTCCTTGAACGTCAGTATGTTTCCCGACGCCGAAAGCTGCATCAGCGGCGAGACGGTATTGCCATCGCTGTCGAAGCCCGGTGTCCATTGTGCCGTGCGGTCTGGCTGCGTCGGGTCGTAGTAGATCGTGCTGGCGTCGCTGGCCTGGTCGCCCCATCTCCACCCGAGGTTATTCGATGCCGGCAGGTCAATCGCGGGGCGCTTGTTCGTCGGCGACGGCGGAGCGCCCGCCTTCCCCTTGCCGATGCCGACCGTGTACAGCAGCGGGTTCGCGTAGACCGGCTGTGCGACGGTGTGCGCCGCCGCCGTAGTGCTCCAGAACCCGCGCACGAGGCCGGAGACGCCCAGCGCCGTCTTCGCGCTGTAATACATCACCTCGGTCTCGCAGACGAGGTAGCCGGTGTCTTCAAGCTGCGCGACGCCCTCAACGAAGTCGATACTCGTCGATGACGCGGTGAGGGCCGCCGCGAGCGTCAGCTTGACCATTCCGGGCAGGGTGACGTTCGTCACGCCGTCCGCGAGCGTCGACTGGCCGAACCATGCCGCGCCGTTCGAGACGAGCCAGCGGTTGTACACAACGTCGTTGATCCAATACCGGCAATCATCGCCGTTGGCGCGGATCTCCGCTTTCTTCACGCTGTCGCCGGCGTTGTGCGCCGCCGCCACCGTGCCGCCAATGCCGCGCACGCAGCCATTGAGCTGTGGCGCCGTGGACGCGTTGTTGGTAACGCTCGTGTAGTAGATCTCCTCGATGACACCGCCCGTGACGACGGTGATCATGCCTTTCGTCGGCACCGTCAAAGCGGACCCGGCCGCCAGTACGAGCGTCGTGGCGCTGTTCGTCCAGCCGCCGGCCGCCACGGTCGCCACGGGCGCGAAAGCGACATCGAAGAGCGTGGCGAGGCTGACGCGCGCGGCCGCGCCCGCCTGGTCGAACATGTACAGCGGCAGGTTGTTGTACACGAATGGCGACCGCTCGACGCAGAAGCCCCGGAACGAATACACGTAGTCTTCGAGCGGGTCGGTCTTCACGCTGTCCGGCGAGATCGTGAACTTCGGGTAACACTTCCGGTTGCCGTTGTTCGTCTCCGTCCACGAGAACGATGTGCCGCTCTTGTTCAGTTGTGGGTTGGCCGCTTGCAGCGTGTCCTCTTCCCAGATCGGGTTGGGGACCCAGAATGCGCCTCGAAAGAGGCCGGAAGTGCCGAGGACGGCGGCGGGCGGGCTGATGATCCGTGCAGATGTGCGCCAGAGGACACCGGAGCCGTCGGTGGCGCGGATGTACTGCAAGCCGTTTCGTTCGTTGAAGACTTGCAACATGCTTTGGACGTTGGTTTCATCCTGCGCGGCGAGCTGGATCTGATATTCCCAGACGGCGGCCTTTGGCTGTCCGCGAACGTCACGCGTACCGAGCCCGGCGATCTCCGCCGACACGACATCCATGCCGCCCGGCGCGTACGGGCTGTTGTCCCCGCCGGTGAACTGTGCGGTGATGTTCGAGGCGCCACCGGCGACGGCCGGTCCGGCATAGCTGACGATGGTGAAGGCCTGGCGTGCCATCAGATGCTCACCCCAAGCGCGGCCAGCCCCGCCGCCGCGTCGCCTTCAAGGATCATCTTGTCGATGTAGTTGTTGACCGTCCGGTGGTGGATCTCCGTCACCGTCGGCGCGCCGGACGCAGCGGACATGATCTTCGTGTTGCGCGGCATGTAGGCGTCGATGCCGCTTTCACCAAGCGGCGTCACGCGTGAGCCGCGCGGCAGGTTCAGCAGCTCCGGCCCCTTCTCGCCGACGAGCGCCGGGCCGCCGCGCCAGTAATCCGTGCCGCCCGCGAGTTTGCCCTGGTTCGCCAACGCTTCCAGGAGCTTCGCCAGCGCCAGCCGGTCGGCGTCGGGCAGGGAGTTGAAGAAGTCGAGATTGGATTGCTGTGGCGAGATCCCCGCCTGGGCGTTGTTCGCGTCCGCCGCCGACAGCATCGAGTCGATGAGGTGCTGTCGTGCGAGCGCCTCAAGCCCCGCCTGGTCGGTGAGACTCTTCAGCGCGCCCGTCTGATCGCCGAGCGCGATCGTGTAGAGCTTCGCGGCGAAATCGCGCTGATTCTCCGTCAGCAGGGTCTGGTCGGCTTGGTCGTTCTGTGCCTTCAGCAGGTCGGCATGCTTGTCCAGCACGTCGCGTTGACGACGCAAGGCATCGATGTGATCGTCGAGCGCCTTCAGCTCTTCGTCGTCGGCACCTGCCGCGCGCCGCTTCGCGCGCTCGAACTCCAGCTCGGCGATGCGCGCGTTAAGGTCAGCTTGTTCCTTTGTCGGCCGGCCGAAGAGGCCGCCGAATGCGGAGCGCAGCGCATCGACGGCCCCACGCAAACCCTCGATCGTCTTCTCGCGGATCACCCGCATCAGGTCGGAGTAGGAGCCGCCCGCCTTCACCATCTCCAGCCCGAGCTTGAGCAGCGCGAGCCGGTTGTTCTCGGTGGAGTTCGCCGCTTTCGCCAACTCGACATTGTGCGCGAACGTCGCATCCGTGATCTGCTTCTGTAGCGATGCCTCTTCTTCCGACTGCGCGATCAGCGCGGCGAACTGCGCCTCCGTCCCGCCTGTGGCGCGTTGGAACTCTCCGAACGCCGCACTCAGGCCGATGAGGCCCGCTTCGCTTTCCTGTTCGGCTTTCGATGCGCCGCCCGTCGATTTCGCGAAGTTGTCAGCAGTGTCGGCGCCGGCCGTAAGCGATGCGTTGATGGCATCGATCTCTTCGCGGAACCGCTTGCCTGCAGCATCCTCCACGGGCGGAGCGTTCAAGTCGAAACCGGACTTCTCCGAGAGTGACTCCAACTGACGGATGCGCAGGAATGAGGGCTTGTCCTTCAGCAGTTCGTTCGCGCGCCCCTCGATGGCGACGGCGATCGGGATCGTCACGCCTTGCGCCAGCAGCCGCAGGATGACGAGCATCCGGTTCAGGTCGTTGAGCGGTAGCTTGGTGATGATCTCGATCTGCTGTTCGCGCGGTAACCCCTGCAAGGAATTGCCGAGCGCCGCGATGCCTTCTTTCGCGCGATCCGCACCGCCGGCCGTCTGCGACATCGCGTCGAAGGCCGCGGCGCCGAACGCGCGGATCTTCGCGTCGGCGATCTCCGCAGACGAATTGCTCTGGTCAAGTTGGTTGCGCAGCGAGGCGATCTGCGCGTCGAGTCCGGCCGTGCTCTGCCCCGATGCCTCCATGCCGCGCCGCTGCTGCTCGAGGATCAGCACTTGCGCCTTCAGCGCTTCAGTCAACGGATTCAGTCGGCTCGACAGCGATGCCGTTTGGTTCAGCTCTTTGCCAAAGTCCGCGATCGCCTTCCGGGATGCGTCGGCCGACTCCGCGGCTTGACTCTGCGCCGTGGTAGCGGCATCCGCGCCAGAAGCGAGAAGGCGCCAGCCGATCTCACCACTGCCTGCTTGCATCGCCGCCCGGAACGACTTCGTGCCGGCATCCTCCGCGGCCAATGCGGCATCGCTGTACTGATTGACGAGCTTCTGTAAGGCGGGCTCGATGCGGGCGAGCACGTCGGGTTGCTTCGCGAGGCTTTGTCGCAGTTCCTCCAACGCTGCGATCGGATCTTTCTGCGCGGCAGCAAATACCGGCAGTTGTTTGATCAGCGCGTCGATCTCACCCCTGAACTGAGCCGCGGCTTCCCTCGCCTTGATGGTAGGCCCCGCGAACAATCCAAACGTGGAGCCGGAGAGTACGTCCTTTGCGGTGTCGAGGCCACCAAAGGATGGCGGGTGCTTAAGCCTAAAGTTGAACTTGTCTAGTTGTTCATTTGCATGCGTCAGTTCAACGACGAATGCGCTCACGCTGGAAGTCTGAAATGCCGCCGAACCAGCGACATTGGATTTCGCGACGATCTCCTGCGCGGCCGCGAATTCCTTCACTGCCTTGGCCGCGCCTCGTGCCTTTTCGTCCGTCGTAGTGAACAATTCGATGAGGGATTGGCCACGGAACTTTTGCGCAGCGAGATCCAGAGCGACAAATCCAACTGCTAGAAGACCCACCCCAACTGCGGTTGAATGGAGCGTGCCGGAGAGACCAAGCGTTGCTGCGCGTGCCAGTGTCAGGTTGTTGATGAAGCCAGTGAGCTTGATTGCCGCTATACCAAGGCCGAACAGGACCGCTGCCTCTGCCGCGAGCTTCAGTGCCGGCGCCATCGGTCTCGTCGCCTCGGTAAAGGCGACGAGCGCAGATGATGACTTCGCGAGCGGTGGCAGGAACGTATCGCCGATGCTGATGCCCAGATCTATGAAGTTGTTTTTCATGATCGTAAGCCGCGAGCCGACGGTTGCGTACCGTTTCTCCGCCTCTGTCGCGAGCGCGGTGTTCTGTGCGAACGCCGTCGTCCCCGTCTCGATCGAGCGCCGCAACAGATCTCCCGCTTGCGCCGTCGCGAGGAACGAACGGATCAGCCGCTGGTCTTCGAGCCCCAGGCCTTCGAGAATCTTGAAAGCCTGATCGCCCGCCTTGCCCAGCCCTTCGACAAAGCGTGTGAACGCCTCCGCCGGGTTGCTCTTTGCGAGGTCGCAGAACTGCGCGATCGTCAGCCCCGCGGTCTTCGCGAAGATGGCCAGCTTGTCGCCGCCCTCCGCTACGGACTTTGTCAGTTCGATCAGCACTTTCTGGATCGCCGTACCGCCTGCCTCTGCTTCGATGCCGACGGACGCGAACGCCGAGCTGATGCCGGCGATCTGCGCGACTGTTAGCCCAGCGATCTTGCCGGCACCCGCGATGCGCTGCGAGAAGTCGATGATGCCTTTCTCGGTCGATGCGCCCTTGTTACCGAGATCGACGACAGCCGCGCCGAGACGGTCGATCTGCGAGATCGGCAACTGCATGACGTTCGCGATCTGCGCGAACGCCGTCGCCGCTTCGTCAGCCGTGAGGTTCGTCGTGTTCGCGATGTCGGCGATCGTGCGCTCGAACTTCGTGATGTTATCGATGCCACTGATGCCGAGCTGTCCCGCCGCCTCGCCAATGCGGTTGATCTCGTTGACGCTGATCGGCAGCGACTTCGCCATGCTGCGGTTCGCCGCTTCCAGCGTCTTGAAGTCCGCCTCGGTGCCATCTACGGTCTTGCGGATGCCCGCGAAGCTCGACTCGAAGTCGATCGCCGTCTTGATCGACGCACCGATGCCGCCCGCAATGGCTCCGAAGCCCACAGCGGCGGCCGCCGCCGCGAGGCCCACCGTCTGGGAGGCCGTGGTGAGGATCGACATCTCGGAGGTGAGGATGCCGGACTGCCCGGCCGCGTAGGCGAAGCCGCGCCCGAGCGCGCTGATGCCTGAAGCCTGCTGACGGCTGATGCCAGCGCTGACCGCCCCGAAGGCCGTCACGCGCTTCTCGGCCACGCTCAGGGCAGAGACGAGCTGCTGAGTGTCTCCGGTTATGCGGACATTGAGGTTGGCTAACGTAGTTATGGCACGTGTCTCCAAGTGTCGCGATCAAGGACTCGCTGTACGGTCGTACGTCCCACATCGAACTCGCGTGCGAGCGCAGAAACCGATTGCCCAGAGCGCGAGCGAATCGCTAAGACATCAGCCTCGCAGAGTCGCGACATCGGGTGCTGTTCTCCGCGTAAACGCTTCTCGGGATGTCTTCGGCTTCCATTGCGGTCGCCCCGCGCTAAGCGTTCGGGGCACACGGCGCCAACGTGCCTCCGCTTTGAAACGCAATCACGCATGTTGTCCGACCGAGTACCAGCGAAAAGATGGCGCGGGTTACAGCACGGCGGATTATCGCAGTGATGACAGATGTGGGGCTTATCGAGCGGGATCGCTCCGTTAGCTATTTCATAAGCAACACGGTGCGCGAGCAACATCGACTCATCGCGGCTACCAGCGCCGATCGTCCCATAGCCTCGTGGATTCCGATATCCTTGCCATTCCCAGCAAGCGTCCGGATCCATCGTCCGTCGCACTTTGGGCCAAAATCGGGCTTCAAGGCCCTTCGGCTTCGGCCCCGTCTTGACGTTCAGATTCGCCAGGGTGGCCATTTAGCTTGACGCCCCCTGTTGCATTCCCGAACGGACAGGCGTACGCTCGATGCTGTGAAATGCATTCTTCTCGCCATAGTCGCCGCGATCTTCGCATCTGCTTGCGACGGATCGTCTAGCGGGCGACCTACTCCATCTCCGGGGCACTGTGGTGGCGCAGACGCAACTGCCGCTCTCGCGGCACTTCAGCCCTATATGAGCGATCTCAGCGACCAATTCGAACGCGGCGGAGCGACTAGTCGAATTGCCCTTACCAGCGTCATCGCCGATATGCAGGAATCGCGACAAGCCGTTCAGAACGCGAAGGTTCCCGAGTGCGCGATGGTGGCGAAGATAAATCTGGTGACTGCATTCAATCGAATGCTCGATGGATTTTTGGCCTTCGCTCGGGAGGAGGACGATCATACGATTAAACTCGAATTCACTCAAGCAAAAGATGCATTGGCCGCCGCTAACGATGCCGTGATTAGACTGACGTACGACGCCCTCAACCCTTAACTCCCCTCCGCCATCTGTTCCATCGCGAACAGGAAACGCATCTGATGGCCGCTGAGCTTCGCGCCTGATGCCTCCATCGACGAGAGTTCCGCGTACTGCCGCATCACGATGATGTCCATGCACAGCCTCACGTCCTGTCGCATCGCCACGTCCGGCGGGCAGCCGAACGCCTCGCAGATTTGCGAGATCACCCACTCGGCGGGTCGCTCGTAACGGTGCCTCTCTTCCCCTTCGGCGCCGTACCAGCGGACGAAGGGGCCGATTCGTTTGGGACTTCCTCTTTCGCGTCGCCGGCGACGATCGCCTGCGCGAGCGTGAAGGTATCCTCTTCGGACAGACCATCCACGAGGTCCTGCGTCACCGGCCCGAGGCTCCACTGCACGATCTTCGTTTTGAAGCTCGCCAGCGTGTCGAGAAACAGATCGAACTCGCGACGCTCACGCACGCGCGCCAGTTGCGTCGCATAGAGATCAGCCGCGCTCACGTTCAGCCGGATCTCCGCCCACTGCCCGTTGCTCAACTCGACGCGCTTCACCGGCGCTCTCACTACGTCATCAGGCATTCCGCCTCTCCTCTCTCGCTACACGCGCGCTGTTTCCAGGCGCAGCGAGGTGCCCACGATGGACACCTCGCTGTACCTGATTTCCCCTTCGCACACCGGGTTGAGCACGTGCCCCCGGCCGATGAACGACACGGCCTCGGAACTCTTCGACGTGATGAAGAACCGCAGCTCCACCTCGTCGCCGTCGAAGTCCGGCTCGAACCGCGACTTCACCGCGCTCGCCTTCCACGCGCCATCGAAGCCCGTCAGCGTCCAGCGGAAGACGACACCGACCTTGCGGCCGTGTTGCCAGACCTCCGCCACGTCGCCAGGCACGGCGCGCAGCCCGCCATCCTTCGACCTCACCGGCCCTCCGCTCTCGGCCTATCCGCCGATCTGGTAGTTGCTCACCGTTCCGAGCGACTTGATCGCGAAGTTGAACGTCGACATGTCATCGAACGGTGCGCCGTACTCGTTGACGCTGACGTAGCCCGAACCCGTGATGTACCGGCTGATGTTGCCCATATAGAGCGACCAGGTGCCGGACTGTCCCGCCAGCGCGTCATCGATGATCTGCTTCGACCCCGTCGTCGCCGCGGTCGCGGTGTCGTACAGGCCCGTCACGGTCGCGCCGAATGACGGGAACGTCGGCTGGAACGTGCGCACCTGCGACCCGTGGACGGTGTCGTCCACGAAGTCAGTGCCCATATCGATCGAGATGTTGCGCGTCTTGTCGATGCGCCGCGGGGCGACGGCGGCTGAACCCCAATATACGGATGAGTGCTTTCCTGCGAGGCTACTCACTGGCGATCTCCTTCCCTATGCGACGGCCTCCATGACCGTCGCCATGCGCTGCTGACAGGTGTAGGGACGGATCGCCTCCGCTTGTTTGCGCGCCATGTTCTTGCGCCATGCCGGGTCCTCGACCGCCCGGCGCAGTTCCGCTTCCAGCTCGCGCGGTGTCGAGTAGAACCGCACCGACTCGCCGAAGATCTCCTCAATCTCCCGGCGGTAATCGCTCACCTGATAGATGCCGCAGGCCGCCGCCTCGTATGTGCGCGGGCCGGCGCTGAACGCTTCGTTCTCATCGATCACTTGGCCCGCATCGACCCAGCGTTGCGTGCGGTGGATCGAGATCGTCGTGCCGGCGTGCCGGTACATCTCCGCCACGTTCTCGTTCGGCTGCACGTCGCCGCGGACGAACGGCCGGAGCTTCGAGCGCGACGGCATCCACCACATGCCGTACAAGTCGAGCTTGATCCCTGTCCAATCGATCTTCTGGAAGAACTGCCGGCGGTTCGCATAGCCCGTGCCGACGAAGAGCACGTTGTCGTCTCGCTCCTCATCGCCCACGGCATTGTGGACGTCGGGGTCGTACGAATGCGGCAGGTACCAGCAGCCCTTCCGGGCGAAGGACTGGAACAGCCCGACGGAGTTGCGGTCGTTGACGAACACGTAATCGAAATGCGAGGCCTGCATCGGCGCGGGCAGCGAGTCTTCGTACGGACACTCCGTGAAGTAGGCGATTGTCTTGAAGCCATCTTTGCGCAGCATGTCGATGATCGTCATCGGGAAATACTGCGGCGAGGTGACCATCACGGCGTCGACGTCGTAGGCGTGCGCGGCGCCGAACACAGGCTCGCAGGCCAGCAAGTTGATCTTGAAGGCCTCGGGCAGTTCGAACTCTTCCTTCTCCGCGAACTGGATCAGATTGTCGTAGATGTTGTAGCGGGGCAGCAGGTCGAACGGGATCACGTCGGCGCCGTTCAGCCGCAGTCCCTTCATCACCTTCTGCCAGCAGTCCCTCGTCGTGTAGGCATGCGGCGACGAGACGCAGAGGATCTTCACGCGTCCACCTTCTCCATCTCGATGCGTTCGATCTCGCCCGTCCCGAAGCGCATCCGCCGCACCAGCTCCCACGGCCGGATGCCGTAGAGCATCATGTGCTCTCGGCGTTCCTTGACGATGAAGTCGTAGTTCTTCTGGTCGCGCTTGTACTCCAGGTCGGGATTCGTGCAGAAGTAGTCGAACGTCTGCGACACGAAGAAGCTGACGTGCGTCGGGTCGGCGATCGCCTGCCAGAACGGGAACAACGGCACTTCGATCTCGGCAATACCGCCCGGCTTCAGCACGCGGTGCATCTCGTTCATTGCCGGGATCAGGTCTTTTCGTTCGAGGTGCTCCAGCACGTGATGGCAGATGATCTGATCGACGGAATCGCGGGCGAAGGGCAGCGTCGTCAACGCCGCCATCAACTCCGGCCGAAAATACGGCACCACATCGAGGCGGATGTAACCCTCATTCGTCCGCGCGCCGGCGCCGATGTCAATCTTGACCTTGGATTCGTCATCGTTTCGTTCGATGACCACCAGCCCGTTCCGTTTGCCGTTCACGCGAGTCCCCTTCTTACTCCAGTGCGGGCACATGCCGATGAGGTTGTGCGTACATGCCCGGCACTTCCGTCGTCGCGCCGTAACCACTTACTTCGTCGCCACGCCGTACGCGTGCGCCTCGTCCATCTCCGCTATCAGCGTCTTCAACCCGGCATAACCGAATAGGTACGCGATCGCCTGGTCCGTGAACCGCCAGTAGTCGCGCGGGTGGTTGCACAACCCGTGCATGAAGGGCGCGGCGATGATCAGGTGCCCGCCGGGCCGCAGCCAGCGGCCCATGCGCGCCAGCGCCGTCCAGGGCTCCGTGACGTGCTCCAGCGTCTCCACGGAGACGATCGTGGCGAACTCTTCGCCGAAATGGTGCGTCAGCACGTCGCCCACGACGTCGACGCCCTCGCCGGCCTCGGCATCCAGCCCCGTGTACGGCACCGGGAAGAGGTCGCGCACCGTGCCGTTGATGTTGTGCGCGCCGACTTCCAGCACGGGAGCACACGGCCGGTACTCGCCGACGATGCGCTCCACCCAGGCCCGCACCTGTCCGGTCATGCCGTCGTTTCCTCCAGCGCGGCTGCTACGTCCACGATCACCCGGCCTGTCCCGCAGTACATGCACAGCTCAGCACGCTGTCCAACGTTCGCGCCGTGCAGGGTCACGTTGATCCAATCGTGCTCGCAAGCCTTCTCGTCGTCTGCGGGCTCCATCCGGTCGAACCCGCAGGCCCGGCACACGAGATGCCGGAAGCTCACCGGCGTATCGTGTGCCGTGCCGTCCATGTTGTCCTCGTGCATGCAGCCCCCGCCGCCGGACGACGGCACGCCGCGGACTTTCTCCTCTGCGCATGATCGCGAGCAGAAGTCGAGCGCGGAGCGGTCGATCTTAGCGATCGCTCCCATCACTCGCGCACCGCAATTGTCGCAGAGGATGATCCGCATCTACGGGACGATCCCTTCGATCTTCGCCTTGAGCGCGTCCAGCCGCGCGATCTGCGCGTCAAGCGCGGGATCCGGTGCGTCGGCCTGATGCGCCCGCAGCTCTTCCAGTACCGCCGTGATCTGCGCTTCTTCCGCCGTCTCGGCCGTCTCCAGTTCGTCCACCTTCGCCGTCAGGGCCGCTACCTGTTCCGCTGTTGCCATCTTCGCCATTCTCCTGTTGAGCTTTTTCAGCTCACTGATCACGACCGCGAGTTCGCGGGCGATGATTCCGTTTTGCCAGACTAGTGCATCGAACGCGTCGAGCACCGCCGCTTGATAGAGCGTGACGCGGAAGCTGCCGTCATTTCTGCTCACGCGACCGCCTCCTCGTGCGCGACGAAGAAGTCCAGCGCGACGCCGTATCGTTTCGTGTCCGGCTCGTAGATGTGCGTCTCGCCGGCGTTGTACGTGCCCTTGATCGTCACGCTGGCGACCGACGCGGCCATCGACATGACGGCGAGCCGTACCTGCGTGGCCACGGCCGCCACAGCCGCTTGTGTGGCCGCCCAGCACGTGATCTGGAAGCGCGGCCGCGCGTCGCCGGTCTGCCCGCCGTGCAACTCCTCGCGTTCGTTGCTGATTATCTGGTAGACGACGGCCGGCAGCGTCGGATTCTGCGGCAGCATCAGCGGGTACGCGCGGGCGGCGATCAGCGCGGACAAGCCGGCGAAATTCGTCAACTGTGAGAAGATCGCTTGCTGTATGTCCGGCATCAGAGTCCCGCCCTGCTCGCCACACGATCGATCTGCTCCACTAATTCGCGGCCGAGCACCTGCACCGCCTCATCTCCCGCACTGTCGAGCGCTGGCCGCAGGAACGGCCGGCCGGGCATCTTCGATGTCCCGAGCTCGACGAACTGGCCGTAATAGCTGCGCTTGCGGAAGCCGATCAGCGCCTCCGCGTTCGTCGCCTGCTTGACGGACACGCTGATCGCGATATCGCTCCTCAGTTGGCCGGTATCCACCGCGACGCGGGCTTTCGCTTCGTGCATCACAGGCCGTGCGGCTGCCCTCAGGGCCGTGCGTAGCACTTCCCGCTGCATCTTCTGGGTGAGCAGCGAGAAGCGGCGCTGTGCCTCCGCCAAGCCTTCGATCGTCACGCTCACGCCGTCACCAATGCCCGCGCGGTCACCGCGAGCCCTTCTCTGCGGCCAATCTCTTCGATCGACTCGATCCCGTACGTCTCAGCGTCGAAGATGATTCGCATCGTCTCGTCGAGGTCGCTCCGATAGCGCATGGTGAATACCGTCGCGCGCTGCGCGTTCGGTTGCTGCCCCTGGAAGGGCTCCGCTGCGCGCAAGAACCGCACGCCCGCCCAGACCGTATCCAGCACGCCCCAGGACGGCACGGGCTCGCCGAAGCTGTCCTGGGCGAACGTCGGCGTCTCAATGCGCACCCGCCTGTCCATGTCGCCTGCGTTCACCTATGACTCCTTATCTCTGACGTAGTAGAGATCTTTCAGCTTCTGGAGGTTCAATTCCATCTGGCGAAACTCAAGGTTTCCCTCAAGGTTTCCCTCAACCGTCCAGTAGGCATTGACTTCATCCCGGCGATCAGAATGCCCGGTTAGCTGACGCCAGATTCGTCGGAGCATGTTCATACCGCGAACCTCGAAGCGTCGAAGGGCGCAAGCAGCGCCGCCGCCGCCTGCGGCAGCTCCACGGCCATCTCGCCGCGGCCGGTGATCACCACGCCTTCGCGGTGCTCGTACCAGTGCCCGAGCATCAGCTTCATTGCCGCCTTGATCTGTTCTGGCACCGCGGATGCGGCCCCGTACCCGGCGACGAAACGGATCACCACGGCGTTGAAGGTCTGATAGCGCGTCACCGGGAAGATCTGCTGATAGCGCACCGCCACGCGTCCGTGCTCGGCGTAGGTGCCCGCCGGCGCATCGACCTGATAGCCTGTCGTCGCGCTCCACGTCTGCGAAGCATTGTCCGGGTCGATGTAGGTGATGCTCGTCACCGACTGCAACGGCGGCAGCGGCAACACGATCTGCGCCCGACAGTCGATCAGCTCATCGAAGCTGTCGCCCTTGAGATCCCACGTCTGCGTAACAAGCGCGCGTTTCGTGTGCGTCTCGACGTATTGTCTCGCCGCCGTGATCAGCGAGTTGACGATCGGGTCGGCCGTTGTGTTCGTCGCCGGTACGGCCGCGCCGAGCGACCCGTCTGCAATGTTGTCCGTATATGTCGTGGCGCTGTTGTTGGCGATTGTCGCCAGAAACAGATACGTCGATCCGCCGGCGGCGGTGCGGTAGAGCTTGCGCGATGTCACCGCCGAGCCGCCGAGCGGGATCGCGCTGACGGCGACCTGCCCATCGACCGCAAGATTGGCGACGGTGACGATCGCAGAGATCGCGCCCCCGTCCGTCTCACCGTCCGCCGTGACGAATGTCACCCGATAGCGGTGGGCGCCGTTGTTGACGTTGCCGGCGCCAAGGCCCGCGAGCGCCACGGTCGGCGCCGTCGGCGCTGGTTCGCCCGCGGCGGAGTCGAGCCGCAGATGCGCCTTTGCTTCGGCGAGCGTGATTGGCTCCGTCGCCGGCGCCGTGACGAGGCTCAGCACTGGAGCACCTCGATGCAGGAGAGGGAGCGCCGCGGGGCCGTGCGGCGCTCCCTCATGGCTGCTGTCGTCATGCGAGGCTGCCCCCCTCGATGATCGAGTCGTAATACGCGAATACCAGGAGCGCGCCGCCAGTGATGTCGGCGATGGTCACCGTCACGGTGACCGGAGCGAAGATCAGGACATCCTTCATGGACGCCGGGATCGCCGCCGCCGCCTGGCTATTCCCCGTCGTGGCCGTCCAGAAGGTTGCAGTCGTCTGCAATTGCGACGCGAGCGTATCACCGATGAAGCTGTAGGCAGCTCCCACGCCGAGCGAGAGCTTCGCGCCGGCGCCGAATGCCAGGCCGCCTGCAGCACTCATCACGACAAGAGTCCGGATAATGAGATAGCTGGTCGGCGAGAGGAGCGTTACGTCCGAGCCCGCCTGCCCGTGGTTTGCCGTACCGTCGAACGTGATCGTCGTGATCACGTTCTTCTGGTGCTGGTCGCCCGATGATGGTGCAACAGTCATATCGTCCTCCTACACCACGAGTCCGTCAGACGAGAGCGGCGTCCAGTAGACGTCCCAGCGGATCGCGCCGCCGTTGACCGCCTGTGCGGCCACCGTGCCGACGATGTTGTCCGTGATCACGATGTCCTTGAGCGCCGCCGGCAATGCGACGCCGTTCGCGACCGGTGTCGTCGTCGTCCAGAACTTCCCAGCGGTGATTAGCGTCGCCGTCGTCGCCGCGATGAACAGCGATGTGCTGCCCGTCACGCCGAGCGCGATCGTCGCCGTCGGCGCGGCCTCGGTGAGCGTGACCGTGCCCGTCGGCGTCAGATAGAGGATCAGCACTTCACCGGTAACGGTGAAGATCGGCACGTTGCCCACCGCGCCGAGGTTCGCGGCGCCCGTGAATGTCACCGTCTTCGTCGCGAGGAAGCCGAGGTTCGCCGAACTCGTCTTGAGCTTCCACGCCGCGCCGTCGTAGATGTACGTGGCGCCAGTGTTCGTCTCATAGAACAGCGAGCCGGCGCCGCTGTCCGTGGGCTTCACGTCGCCCGAAACCCCGATGAAATTATCGACGTTGTTGAAGAGCGCGACTGTCATGTCTCTCCCAACCGCACCTTCCAGACCGCGCCGTCAAAAACGTGGTACAGGCGGGTGTCCGTCTCGTAGAACGTAGCCCCCGTGCGGGGCGCCGCCGGTTTGGTATCCGACGACGCCCCCACGTAGGCTTGCGTTTCCCCTGCTATCAGCACGACCGTCACGCTTACGCCGCCGCCACGGATGCGCCATCATCCAAAGGAATGTACGTCATCACCCACTTCGTAGCGCCGGTGTTCGTCGCCGCCGTGTTCAGGTTGATCGTGCCGGTCGGCAAGATCAGACTCTTCAGCATCGCCGGCGTCAGGCCGGCGTTCGTGCCGATCATCGCGTCCCCAGGGACGCCGGTGATGCCATACAGGCAGCCGACCTCATCGGCTGTGATGTCGAGTGTGGCGCACATATCGACGGCGGTCCCTACCGTAGGCGTCGAGATGAGCTTCGTCGCACACGCCTGCGTCTGGATGAGCGTCGTTACCTCACCCACGATGGACGTGAGGATGACGCGGCCGCCCGTGATCGTGAAGAGCGCGGCCGACACCGAGGCCGGTAAGGTAAATGACGCCTTGCTGACCTTGGTGCCCATGAACAGCCGGCGGAGCGCGAGACCCGTTTGAAAAACGTCAGGCATGTTTCGCTCTCCTCCTAGACGATCACGGTCGCGTTGATCTGCTTGGCGTACCGGTTCGGCCCACCGCCCAGGATGACCATCAGTCCGCCCAGACACGGCGAGTTGACCGGCTCGGCGGTCTGCTTCGCCCGGATGAACCCGCGGCCCGTCGCCGCGAGATCCTTCGCGTCCGCTTCGAACGCGACGATCTTGCTCGACCCGGCGGTCACGGTGAATCCGGCCGCGGCCGCACGCGTGATAGCGCCGTCCGTGTCTCCGGTGAGGATCTCGCGCCACCAGAATGGGATCGTGGTCGTGGTCGTTGGTACGACATCATCGCAGGCTTCCACCGTCCACGTCTGTGTGCCGGTGACACCGACGCCGATGTAGACGAGGAAGAGAATGCGCCCGTGATCTCGCATCGAGTACACGTCGGACACGGGCACCGTGGCGTTATCGAAGGCGTCCGCGACGGGGTCGATGCCCTTCGCGAGCTTCAGCGTTTCCAGTAGCAGTGACATTCGTTTTCTCCTTCTCAGCCGTTCTTTGAGGTCTGAGAACTACGGCCCCCTTGTGGCCAGCGTGAGGAATGGTGCCTGGGTCTTCGTGCCCTTGAACGGCGTGATCGGAGCATTGCGCTTCGGCTGTCCGTCCATCCGGAGGATGAAGCGGAAGGCCGTCTCATAGGTCAGGAACTGCACATGAATCGAAGACGCGGCTTCAATCCCGCCCTTCGCGATCGTAATGTACTCGTTCCAGTCGGCCAGGATGATGTCGCCGACCGTCCCGAGCGTCTCGCAGTGCTCGATCGGGCGGATCGGACGGCCGAGCAGCGTGCCGAAGGGCGCGTTTGCCATCGAGTTCGACGGAATGAACAGCGGCACTCCGCCGACGCCCACCGCGACCGACAGCTCGAAGAGCTGCGGCCACACGTCCTGATTGATGAACCACGTCGCGCGCGGCACGGAGCGCGCGAACATCCGGGCATACATGCCCTCGATGTTCGCCTTGATCACTGTCGCCGCGGCCTGTCCCGCTTCCTTCGCGATCGAGATTGTGCCCGCGTGACCGAGGATGCCCAGCGGCATGCCGGCGCCGACGCCCCGGATCAAGGCGTCATCGATCTTGAAACCGAACTCGTCACCGAACCAGCGCGTCACGTTCCCCGCGAGGGCCGTCACGTCCTTCAGTTCCTCGTCGGTGGCGTAGTACAGCCCGGTCAGCTTCTGGAGATTCAATTCAAGCTGCCGGAACTTCGGCTTCGCCGAGGTCAGCGCGGCCGCCTCAGCCGTCCAGAACGCCCGGATGCCGCCCATGCGAGAGCCGTCCACACGGCTCGTCTCATCGACGGCGTTCTGCTTCATGCCGTTGGCGTTGGCACTGATCGGCCGCTGATCCGTCAGCCCGAGTAGCACACCGGTCTCGTGCGCCTCTTCGAGCAGCGCGTTCGTGTAGTCGGTCTGCACCAAGAATCCGCCGTCCGACTCGACGCCTTCGCTGGAGCCGAGCGCGACGGCCTGAATGTCGAGTAGTCCCTGATGAATCCGATGCGGGTTCTGGCCGGCGGTCGCGACGGCCGCGAGCTGGTCACCGAGGCTCTTGAACGGTGTCGGCGCGGCGGACTTCTTCTTGTCGTCTTCGAGCGGCGTCGTGGCTTCGACGGCCCTGCGCGTCGCCTCTGCGCTGGCCTGCTCCGCCTTCTCGCGCTCGCCCTGCATGAAGCTGGCGGCGCTGATCTCCTTGTCGATGTTCTCGACCGAGGTGCGGAGCGTGGCGCTCTCGGCCAGCTCCTCTTCGGTCATGCGCCGGTTCTCGGTCGCCGCCTTGTCAACGAGGGCGAGGCCCTTCGTGACGATCTCTGCGCGTTCTTGCTTGAGCGCAGTGACTCGATCCATGTTCGTCTCCTCCTGTGCGCCGGTGGCGCCGGAGGCAAACGAAAGAGCGCGCCCAGCGCAACCGCATTCGTTTGCGGCTGAACTGGAACGCGCTCATCTCGTGAACGCTTCGCAGATCGTTCGCTGATGCACTCGGGTCATCTCGTGACCTCCGCGCATCAACCCATGTGTCGTTGACTACTCTAAGTTGTCGGCCTCACGCTTGTCAAATCTCATCCTCATTTCCACCCAGCGTTGCCATGCCGCGCCGCGCCCGGCCTTGCCCCACCTCGCCGTGCCTTGCCTGCCGCACCTCGCCTGCACCCAGCCGGTCCGAACCGGGCAGGGCCCTGCCCCGCCAATCCAAACCATACCCGTCCCGGCCTAGCCGTTCCTGTCCGCGCCAGTCTCAACCCCACGGTGCCTGCCCTGCCGCACCCAGCCGGGACACGCCATCCACGCCTAGGCCGCCTTCGCGTGCTTTGGCACGACGCGCGCGATCGCATTGAACACAACCGCGAGTTCCTTCAACGCGCCGTACTGACGCTGCCACGCGCTGAGATCGTCGAGCGCCATCTGTAACCATTCGGCGCGCTGATCGGGGTCAGCGAGAACCTTCTCACTGAACCGATACCCCGCCTTTGCTGGCCGGTCGCTGTTCAGTGAGAGCATCAGTCGGATCGGTTCGCCGCTCATCGGTTCGACGATCCAGTATTGGGCGAGTAGTTTGCGCGCCTGCCAGAGCCGGTACTCGTCGGCGGCCTTCTTGTTGTTCCAGACGAACTCACCGTGTAGCGGTGAGGCGGCATCTTGCGCCGCCTCTATCACATGCGCCGGTCGCACGAGGCCACCATGCTTCTTGGCGATCTTCCGTAGTTCGGCGAGGATGAGCGCGCGCTTCTTCATTGCGGGATCTCCCCAACGACGTCGAACAGGCCATAACCGATACCCGCCGAGTTCGGGCTGTCTGGGCGGCCCTCGCCGATGCCCACCTGTTGCCCCGCGCGCATGAGCAGGTTCGCGAGATCGGGGAACGCGATCATGTCGGCGTCGAACCGGATGCGGAGCTTCGCGTGCCACTTATCGAATCGCGGGCGAGCACGAAGATCTACGACGCCCGTCCGATTGCGCGCATACCGCACGTCCATTTTCGGCTCGCCGTAGATGCGGATCAGCGGCGTGCCATCTTCGTCGAAGCCGTCGGCCTCCACGAACGCCGCGAGCTTCATCTGCGTCATCTTGATCCCCGCCGTGCGGCACGCGGAGATCATCGCGTTGCGGATGCTGGATGCGTTGAAGCCGTCCCATCCGGCCTTCACGTCCTTGAACCGCGCCGACTCGTAATCGGCGTCGAAGTCCCGCGCGGCCTTATCCGTCTTGCCGCGATTCGCACGGCTGCCAGCCTGGTGCTTCGCCATCAACTCGGCCTTCTTCGAGAACCGATGTACCATCAGCGGCGCCGTGCCGATGATCTGCGCCGTTGCCGTCTTGAAGTTCGGTGCCGCAACGACGAGCACGCCGCCTCCGCCCATCTCCTCCACCACTGGGACTTTCCCGTTCTTTCGTTCCGCTACTTTCGTGACCATGCCGAACCGTTCCTTTCTTGGAACACAAAAAGCCCCCGCCCACGCTTGCGTTTGGTAGTTGACGCCAGCAGCAGAACGTGAGCGAGAGCCTGAGTAATTCTTGGTTACTGGCGTCAACTTAGGCGAGTATGCATCTAGTGGGGGGCTCGTGTCAAGCGCCGAGACGCGCATACTCCCAGCGTTCGCGCTCGATCTCGTGCTGTGCGGCGGGATCTTCGGCGGCGGGAACGATCAGCGGCGCGACGGGGTTGCTGTCGTCGTCGAAGCCCGGCACGAACGCCTGCATCCCTTCCGGCGCCGCGCCCGCGCCCAGTACGTCACGTAGCGTGCCGATGCGGTCGGCCAGCCCCGCCGCTACGGCATCCTTCGCCGTCAGCACGCGCCCCTGCCCGTATCCAGCACGCACGGCCGCCTGCGATGCCTTCCGGCCGCGCGCGACGGCGGCGACGGACTGGCTGTAATAATCGTCGATCTGGCCCTGGATCGCGGACTTCGCTTCGTCCGTCAACGGCTCGAACTCATTGGCCTCCGTCTTGAACTTCCCGGCGCTGATCAGCGTGATCTTGATGCCGAGGTTCTCAGCCATCTGCGAGATGTCCTCATGGACAGCGAACACGCCGATCGAGCCCGTCAGGCTCGACGGCGAGACGATCAGTTCGTTGGCCTGCGATGCGATCCAGTACGCCGCGCTGGCGCCGAGGCTGTTGATCACGGCGATCACCTTCGTCGATTGCCGCGCCTCCCAGACCGCATCGGCCGCTTCCTGCGTGCCGAACACCTCCCCGCCGGGGGAGTGGACATCGAGCACGATCGTGCCGATCGATTCGTCCGCCGCGAGCCGCCGCACGTTCGCCGCGAAGCGTTCCGTCGATCCACCGCCTTCGCCGAACAACTCATCCATGAAGGTGCTGCCCTTCTGGCGCAGCACGCCCTGGAGCGGCAGTACGGCGATGGCGCCGGCGCGCGAGGGCGGACGACGTGCCGCCGCCTCTGCCGGCAGTCCGGCCTCGATGTTCGCGATTGCCGATTCCAGCGCCGAAGGCAGGATCGCCCACGGCCGCTCCGCGATCTGGTTGAGAATGCGCTTGTCCATCGTCGTCTCCTTCAGTTCACCACGCCGTCGTTGCGGCCGTTGCGTTGTACCCGTATCGGCGCCTCGATCATCGGCGTCGCGGCCACCTCGTCGCTCTGCTCTAGCTCTTGGAGATCCATCACGCCGACATGCGTCGGCCGCGGCACGCCGAGTCCCTTCATCTTCACGGCCTGGTGCCAATATTGATTGACTTCGGCTGGCGTCGGCTCCAGCTCGCTGACGCATTGCAGGATCTCCAGCACCGCGCCGTTCTTGTCCGTGCCGAAGTAGATGTATTTCTTCACACGCCCTCCATCGCCAGCGACGCCAGCCGCGACGCCCATTCCGGCTCCATCGTCTCGATCACGGCCAGTCCGTGATGCAGGATCGCCAGCCGCTGCTCGTTGGTGAACTCCGTCGCCGCGGGCTCGCTGATGTGCATCGAACGCGCGACGTCCGGAGCGCTCTCGCTGAGATCCGTCGCAAGCCACGAGCGCCAGCCTGGCTCGTCATCAGCATACTTCGTCGCCGCCTTCGCGATGCGGTCGCGCTGCTTCTTCAGCACGCGCGCCGCCAACTCTTCGGCAAGCGCGGGCTCCGCCCTGGCGAGCGCGAGCGCGCGGCTCGCCGTCGTCGCCGGCTGAGGCAGCGTGCCAAGCGGGACGTAGTTCGCCATCTGGAGGTAAATCTTGCCGGCGCCGCCGGGGATCGGGTTCATGTTCTCGCCGGCACGCCACTCGTCGGCGTTGATGATGCCGTTCTGCCGCCAAATCTGCAACGCCTCCGCGCGACTCTTGCTGTCGCCGCGCAGCAATCCTTCGACGCGGAACTCGGCGAAGAAACGCGACTGATCGCCTTCCGACAACAGCCGATCCCAGATCGACTGTTCCCAATTCACGAGCCTCGGGAGTAGCGTATCGATGACGTAGTCAATGGACTCGTGTTCGATGTTGCTGAATGTCGCGTGGTCGAGTATTCCGATCTTGTGCGGCTTCATCCGGAACCAACGCGCGGTCTCTTCGGCCTGGTATCGGCGCGAGTCGAGGAACTGCGCATCTTCGTTCGACATGCCGATCGCCGTCCACGTCATGCCTTCCTCGAGCACCGCCGTCTTCCCGACGTTGGCGAGCCCGCCGTATGACTCATCCCAGGTCTTGCCGAGACGCTTCATCCCCTCCTCAGTGAGTTTCCCCGGATGCGTCAGGGCGCCGCGTTTCGCCGTCCCCTGGCCGAACGAACGCGAGCCGTGCTCCTCTGTCGCGATGGTCAGCCCGAGCGAGTTGCGCGCGGCCGTGATGATCGACATCCCGACCACGCCGTCAAGGCTCTCGCCGAGCAGGTGGAACATCAAATCCTGCGGTATTGCGCGCTCTTGAAGATCCTTCTGTTTGACGAAGTACGTAATCGTGCCGTCGCCTTGCAGCTCCGGCCGTACGCGCGATGGGTGCACGGGGATCAGATTGATGCCCCTGATGCCCACATGCACAATCTCCGAATAGCCATTGCCCCACAGCAGGCAGCAGGTCTCCATCAAGCGGCGCCAGACGTAGCTCGTCTGATAACTGTTCGGCTTATTGTGAAGCGTGCGGTAGAGCGGATGATCCGGCGCCAAGTCCTTGCCTTCTGCCAGCCGTTCATACACGAATAGCGGGAGCTTGGCGACATCTTCGGAGATCACCTTCACGCAGTCCCAGAACGCCGCGACGCCGAGCGCCTTTTCCTGCGTGACGGGAAAGCCGGCCGTGCTATTCGTGCCCAGCGCCGTATACCAGAAGTCGTCGGCCGGGCCGTAGATCGCTTGCGGCGCGAGCAGGCGCGTCAGGAGACCGGCCACAAGGGCCTCCGATCAGATGGACGGAGATGCGCCCGGAAGGGTGATGCCGATGGCGGCGGGAACTGTTCGCTCCCCCCTATGGATTCAGCGTGCCGCTCACAAAGATGGACGACGTAGATGCCGAGCAACCTCGTGCAGCTGACCGATGGTTGGCCGCATTCCTGTTTACGACCGCTGGGAAAGTCGAACATCAGCCGCCCGTCAGGCAGGACATGCGTCCTTGCGTTGCAGCGCGCCCGAAAGAATCGCCAGTGGATCCGTCGCAGGAGATTCGTCACGTTTTGCCCTTCCGTGACAACACGAACGGCAGCACCGCGAGCGCGCAGAGGGAGACGCCTGGCACGATCAGCGCCGCTGCGAGGTTCACCATCGCGAGTCCGGAGGTGAGGGAGCCGAGGCCGATGAGGAAGATCGCCGTCCGCAGGTCGAAGAGAGCGGCGATCGTCTTCATGCGGGCACCACCGAGTCAGAGACGAGATACGCCAGTTTCCTCCGGGGTGCGCATGAGGGGCAAAGCGGCAATTGGCCCGAGGGATCGTTGACCCCACAGAAACGTTTTTCTTGGCCGGTGCCAGTTACGCCATAGCACGGCATCTCCGCTTGCACTTCGAGGATCAAGAGATCGAATATCACGTTCCGTTCATCTTCCGAAATGACCCCGGCTCGATTCGCGAGGTTCGCCGCCCAGAAGGCATCTGTTGCTTCCTTGATGCTCACAGCGTCAGGAGCCCCCGCCCGGGCGTATCGTAGACGGACTTTCCATCGTCGCCGTCATGCACCATCGCGCGCCCGACCGCCATGATCAGCGCGACGGGGCCGTCGATCTTCTCGCTGCTCTTCTCCTTGTCAGGTTTGAGATTGCCCGCCGCGTCCTGCCGGACGCTCACGTTCGACATCATCCAGCGGAGGACAGGATTACCACCATGGCGGAAGCCACGTTCCAGGACGAGCCGCTCCAGTTCCTTGGTCGGAGCCGTCATGCTGGCGAACCCCTGCCCGAAAGGTACGACCGTCAGGCCGTCTCCCATGAGCTGCGTCTGTAGCTGTGTCGAGTTCCAGCGGTCGATCGCAAGCTCGCGGATATTGTACAAGCTCGCGAGCGAATCGGCTTGCGCCGCGCGGTCATCGCCGCCCGTAATCGTCCGCCGGATCACGTCGTAGTCAACGACGTTGCCCTCCGTCGCCTCGATGTAGTCCTCACGCGACCAGACGTCGTACGGGACGCGGTCGCGTTCGGCGCGCCTACGCATGCCCTCCTCGGGCACCCAGAAATACATCAGGCAGGCCGCCGTATCGTCGGCGTCAAGCGCCGGGAACCATAGCGCCAGCGCCGTGATGTCCGTGGTACTGGAGAGGTCGAGTCCCCCGAAACACATGCGGCCCCGGAGCGCCAGCGCGTCCACCGGCCCGGCGCATTCGTCATAGATCGCCATGTCCATCCAGTGTGCCGCCTGCTCCGTCCACACGTCGAAGTGGAGCCGCAGCAGCGCGTTCTGTTCGCCAGGCACTTGCTGCGCCTTCGCCACCGCCTCGGCAATCTTGTCCGGCTTCACGGAGATCCCGAGGTTCGGGTTCGCCTTTACCCAGACGGCCGGGTCCGCCCACGAGTCACCTTCATCGATCGTCGCGATGTACGCGAAGAAGGTATCGTCCTCGATGATGCCTTCGAGGATCTTCACGCCGTAATCGTGTTCCTGGTAACAGATCGACTCGCGGTCGAAACCAGCGGTCGTGATGATGAACATCAGCGGCTGCCGGCGCGCGCCCGTCGCGGTGTTCAGCACGTCGTACGTCTTGCGGTTCTTGTGCGCGTGCAATTCGTCGATGATGACGCCGTGGATATTGAGACCGTCCATCGAGTCTTCGTCGGCACCGAGCGGCTCGAACTTGCTGTTCGTCGCCTCGGAGTTGAGATTCGCCACGAGCGTAACGATCCGCGCGCGCAGGCCGGCGGACGCCTTCACCATCCGCCGCGCCTCGCCCCAGACGATCTTCGCCTGGTCCCTCTTCGTCGCCGCAGCATAGACTTCCGCACCCGGCTCGCCGTCGAAGAACGCAAGCTTCAATCCGACGCCAGCGGCGAGCAGCGATTTTCCGTTCTTGCGCGCCAACTCGGAGTACGACTTGCGGAACCGCCGTGTGCCGTCGGCGCGTTTCCAGCCGAAGACGGAGCCGAGGATGAACTTCTCCCACGGTTCGAGGATGACGAGCGTGCCCGCCCATTCGCCTTTGGAGTGCGTCAGGTTCTCGAAGAATGCGATCACCTCGTCCGCCGCGTCTTCATCGAACACGAGACCGCGCTTGTTGCGCAGATCGCGGATGTGGCGCTCGCACGCCAGCCGCACGAGCTTGCCGGTGACGATCGCGCCGCCGATCACGCGCTCGGCGTAGTCCGTGACGGGCGAGAGCGGCGGCGCGGCTACGGCCATCTACCCACTTCTCTTGTCGAACCGCGCGAACGGGTCGGCTTCCTCGACCTTCGGCGCCGCCACGACACGGCTTCGCGAACTCGGCGTCATCCCGAACTCGATCGGCGCCTTCATCATCTGTTCCATCGCCCTGTTGGCGATCGCCAGGTATGGCGACTGCACGAGGAACCCGCTCGGCGCCTTGATCACGGTGCCGAACTTCCTTAGCTGCTCTTCGGCCTCCGCCCACCGTCCGTACGACTGGCAGTATGCGCCGAACGCGGCGCCGTCAAGCTCCGTGACGAGCCCGAGTGTCAACAGGCGCTTTCCCGTCCGCCGCCATTCGCTCTTCGCGGCGTCGCTCAGATGGGTGGGTGCCTTGGGCAGCTTGACGGCCGGTTTGGCTTCGTCCGCCGGCATCGGCCTCTTCCCCGGATTGCCGCGCACTATGCGCAACGATGTCGGTGTTGGTTTGCCGCCTCTCATGCTCGCGTCGCCTCGCGGCCCGTGTACTGCTCCCACCGCCGGACGGCTACGTCGACGTAGCGCGGCTCGATCTCCATCGCATAGCAGCGGCGGCCGAGGCGCTCGCAAGCGATCAGCGTCGTGCCGGAGCCGAGGAAGGGGTCATAGACAGCGCCAGCCCCCGACACATCGATTAGATGCTCCATTAGGCCAACGGGTTTTTCGGCATTGTGTCCAGTAGGCTTGTGCGAAGACCACGAAACCTTCACGAAATCCTGCACGCCGCGGCTAGGTATCGCAAAGTCACCCGTAACGGAAAGGCAGATGAGTTCATAAGTCGGGCGAAGTCCCTTCATGCCTCCGGGGCCGATCCAGTCCTTGTACCAAACCATCACACTCGAAATTGAAATGGCGCTGTCAAAAGCGGCGCGCATCAATACCGGGAGTGTGCGCCAATTAGTGCATACCCACAGCGCTCCATTTGGAACTACAGCCGCCCATGCTTGATAACGTCCGGTGAACCACTCAGAATTATTCATCAGATCGTGCCAGCCACCAGACTTAGCCGAGAGCGCAGAGGTTGACGACAATCCAAATGCATACGGCGGATCAGTCACGACGGCATCCGCCTCCGTACCACCCATCAGCCGCGCCACGTCCTCGGCCTTCGTGCTGTCGCCGCAGAGCAGCCGGTGCTCGCCCAGCAGCCACAGGTCGCCGGTCTTCGTCGTCGGCTCTGCCGGTACGGGCGGCACGACGTCAGGGTCGGTAAGACCCGCCGCCACGACGGGCTTCAGCATCGCGCGCAGCGCCTCGTCGCTGACGATCAGCGACGCCAACAGCTCGTCCAGCTTCGCCTGATCCGCAACGGCCATCCCCGCCAGCGGGTCGAGCGCGGCCAGCAGCACGTCCGCCTCCGCCTCCGTCACGTCGAGAATCAGCACCGGCACCTCGGCATCCGGCGTCAACTCCGCGCGTAGATGCCCGTCAATCAGCACCAGCCCGTCCGGCGTCTCGCGCGCCAGAAGCGCATCGGCGTAGCCGATCTCCGCGAGCATCCCCCGCATCGCCGCCTGTTGCGGCGCCGGATGCGTCCGCCAGTTCTTGACATTGGCGATCAGCGCGCCCGCGCGGACTCGGCGCAGCTCAACGACGCGATCTCGAATCTCCGGCGCTGTGGCGCTCTTCGTCATGCCGGATGTATCATAGCTGCTACCGCGCACCCGCGACGACGGCGGGGCGGCACCACAGAGCGGAGACGCCTAACGGTGGCGTGCTCCAGAAGCACATCGGCTGGATACGGGCTCTGATCTTCAGGGCTGGGGGGATGGCGAAACCATGCATCAACCCCCCCCGGCCTCAAAACTGCGGCCGCATGCGTGCAGCCGCCGCGCCGCTCCCTAGCGACTGAGGCTGTAGAGATTCGACCCCCCTTCCCCCTCATCG